GCTTTAGAATCATCAACATTTAATGTGTATGAAAATTTGAAAGGTCCTAAAAATGCTTTAGAAGGACACGAATTAGGTTACAGAAATTTGTTTGAGTGGGACTTAAAAACAAATTACTTATTGGATCCAGGTCAAGGAATTTTATTTCGGCCATGGCTGTTTCATTCGTTTGATACTGGATTAATACAAATGTTTAGGTTAAGAGAAGAATAAATGCCAACTAATTTCCAAATCAACGGCAAAAGTTTTGATGACTTTTTTATTCCTAGAGATTTATTTTCTCAAGGTGGATTGTGGACATTTGGTTCGAATGGTGCTGGTCAACTAGGTGATAATACAATCGTAAATAAATCTTCTCCAGTTCAAACAGTTTCCGGTGGTGCCATTTGGAAACAGATTGCTTGTGGACAAGTTACTACAGCAGCCATTAAAACCGATGGAACTTTATGGTTATGGGCTGGAAATGGTTTTGGTTCCCTAGGTGATAACACCACCATATTCAAATCTTCTCCAGTTCAAACCGTTTCTGGTGGTACCAATTGGAAACAGGTTTCAGTAGGTTACATTAATTGTGCAGCAATTAAAACAGATGGTACTTTATGGACATGGGGACATAATAATTATGGCCAACTAGCTGATAACACAAGAAATATGACATCTTCTCCAATCCAAACAGTTGCTGCTGGTACCAATTGGAAAATGGTTTTTTCCGGATATTATAGCTGCGCAGCTATAAAAACGGATGGAACTTTATGGACATGGGGTGATACTTCTTTTGGCGCACTAGGTGATAATACCACGGTAAACAAATCCAGTCCAGTTCAAACCGTTTCTGGTGGTAAAAATTGGAAACAGGTTGCTGTTGGAATGCTTTATACAGCAGCCATCAAAACCGATGGTACTTTATGGACATGGGGTCGTAATAATTATGGCCAATTAGGAGATAATA